TTCAAACCACACCACACCGTCCTGCTTAAAGAACTTCAACAGCACCGTCGCCTTGGCCTGCTCCTCATCCTCGAGCTCCGGGATGGGGCGGCTCGCCGCCATCAGCGACGTCGCATCCGATCGGATACGTGCGATCTGCTCTTCATCCAGCCCTGCCTCCTTGGCCTCGCGGCGCAGCTTGGCAACGCTCTCGCGCCCCGCCAAAATGATGTACTCCTGGCTCTGAATATCCGCGCGGTTCATGTCCGCCGCATACAGCTCGCAGTTGCTCCAACGCACCGTCCGAATGTCACCGCCAAAGGCATCCGCACCGGGGAGCGCGCTGTCCCAGTAGCAGTACAGCACGCCGTCGCCCGACAGCGCCGCATCCAGCAAAAGACGGTAGATCAGGCGATCCATGTGACAATTTTCCCAGCGATACGCCACGTGATGATTCAGCATGGCGATGCCCTCTCGCATACGCGCAGCAAGCACGTCATCCGCAAGCACCATCGAGGAATTATCCTCATAGCCGACCGAGACCTTGCCGCCCGCTACAGCACCGATCAGATAATCCGTCACGCGGCGCACCACGTTGAATACCGGCTTGGGGAGCGCACGCTCGGTGCGGCTGTCGCCCCATTGATCGCCACAGTAAAAGCGCTGATTGCGCCCGACCGTCTCGTAAAGACCAATGCGACGCTTGTATGCCTGCCCCGCCTCATATTGCTCCCAGGCTTTCGTTTTGTTCATTTGTTTTTCTCCTTTCATCCAGATTCAAAGAATCAATGCCGCGCCGTGACGTGAAGGCCGAACACGCGCACAGCCCCCTTGCAAGAGGTGCGAAAGCCAGCGCGTAAAAACCGAAATCTTCCCACGTTGACACGGCGGTGCAAGAGAGAAAGCCGGCCACCTTCTCCCTGCATGCAAACGGCCGTTTTCTTTCCGTCCGCCCGTTGCAAAAGAAGGGTCATCTCTCCCGACTCGCACTGCGCTAAAATGTCCGCACTGCTGACGTGCTTGGTAGCCGCCGGCTCTCCAAAATCCAGATACGAGCTGAGATATTCGACCTCGATAGGTCTCGTCTCGCCGCTTTCGTCCGTATCCACACCGACCTGCTCGTTCAAGCAGTACAGCGTGTTGCCGTGATAAAAGCCGACACGCCCCTCCAGACAGAACACGCGATCTGCCACAAACCCGTCAAAGCTGGTCCAGGTCTTGCTGTCCGCCTGCCAGACCAGAATACGGGCCGCTTCTCCCGGAAGATAGCACCACAGCTCATTGCGGATGGGATCCGCGTAAAGAGCGCCCTTTGTGGCAAAGCGCTCGTCAAGCAGCGACTCGATCGGTAACGATATGCTCGCGGCGTTGCACTCGTCTCGCTCATCCGTGCGGCTGTTCCAAGCCAATATGCGATTGCCGCACACACTCAAGGGTGTGTTGCCCAACGTGGCAACGCCATCCCGCGACGTACATCCTTGTGTGGAATTGACCGTGATCATACGCAAGGTGCCGTTTTCATATTCGCCACCGTCTGCCATCCAGGTCTCTCCTGCCGTGAAGATCAGCGATCGGTCGTAATGGTGACAAGCCCCCGTCACCTCGACGTTGCCCTTGCCGATCGAGTATCTGTCGTTTTCCGTCAGATAGATCATACAGCAACCGGGAAACACCTGACGGATCCGAAGGCGATCCTCCCACCGAGTGGCCCGGCTGATCCACACCTGCGCCTCGTCGGGAGCGTCATATAGCATGACTCTTTCCGACATAGGGTCGCCCACACTCGTCATACGCCGCGCACGGCATATGGTCTTCCTTTGGGAAATAAAGCTTGCCGGCATGGTGACAAAGACCTCCACCACCGTCCCCGCAGCTCGATGTCTCCCAAGGGAGATCAGCCCGTCCGATTGGGAATAGCTGATGCTTGTGATCTCTTCTCCGTTGATAAACAACCGATCACACGAGACCGGGTATAACGGCTGTGTGCTGACCGTGTTGCTCTCCTCCGTCAAACGGTATTGGATGCGCAAGCGCCTGGAGAGCAGATTCGGCGTCTCGTATATCTCCCGTTCCTCCGCCGCTTCGTAGCCCCAGTCCTTGCCATACAGAGGAATGTACGCCTCCGTTCTTGCCACGCCCGAGGGAGTCACGCTCCACAGCTCCTCCCCGTCCATCAAAACGAGAATGCCGCCATGATAGCAAAATTCCACTCTGCCCGACGAAGTGCCGATCTGTCCGATGGCCTGTGCGACATACGTCTCTTGCGCTCGCTCCAAAAAGTAAACCGTCTGACCGGCCACCAGATAGCTCTCCTGCGCGCCGCCGCGCTGAATGCAAGTCGCCCCTCTTATGACATTCGACAGTTGCAAAAGCGGCCTTGCCCCCTCGCGGCGCTGTAGCGAGCCATCCGGCAAAAGACGCAAATTGCGCAGCTCAAAGGCGCTCTCACGACACAGAGGACCCAAGCGGTCCAGCCCGCAAAAGCGATCGATCACAGCCTGCGTCGCCCCTTCGCCATTTTTTACATATTGCATTTTTTCTCTCCTTTCTTGCGCCTTCAATCCCATTCCCCCCGATGGGAAAAGCGGAACGGGGATGGTCCTTCGGCATCCTCCTGTCCGCCCCTTCCCGTGCGGCTCATCACCGCATACCGCAACGCCTCAGGGGCGTGCGTCACGGCATGGGGATGCGATGCCGCATCCTCGGGGGTGTGGGGATCGTACAGCAGCGACTGCATACAGGAAATCAATTCAGTACACTGCTTTGAAATTCGCAAACAGGGCTCTCCCTCTTTGCCATGGAGGTATTCGCGAAGCAGACGCCAGCCCGCTACCCGTCGGTCATCCGCCCGACGAAAGGGCGGTAGCGCCGCCGCGCGCATCATGACCGCAATACCGGAAAGTCCGCTGTCCTGACGCCGATTCCAAAGATCGGGAGACGCCACGACGTACTCTACCCGAAAAGACAAATCCGCGATAAAGCGGGAAAGCTGCTCGGCCGCCTCGCTCAGCGTCAGCTCGGAGCAGCAATATTCCCGCTCCACCCAAAGCCGACCCTCTCTGTCCTCACACACCAAAAGAAGCGCCAGTCGGTCAAATCCGTAGTCCATACCGACAAAGCAACACACCTCCTCGCCTCTGTCCCCACCGTCGGCAAACGTGTGCCTGTCCTCATCGAACTCGGAAAAGAATTGCCCCTCGAACACGTCCCACCGCCCTTCCAGCCAGGCGGCACGCAAACGCTCCGGGAGCGACTCGAGCGCCGCTACGTATTCGGGATCCGCCTCCATCAGAACACGATTATCCCACACCCGGGCAGAGATAAATCGGTAGTCCCCCGGGACTTCTCCCGACCGATAGTTGCGATCGATAAACAGACGCTTGACCCAGCCGTGCCCCACACCGCCGGGATTGCAGGTCAGGTACATGCGCCTTGGCATATCCCGCACACCGCGCAAGGCCGCCTTAAGGGCGCAGAATTGCGTCTCGGTCAACTGGGTCGCCTCATCAATGGCAATGATGTCATATTCCTGCCCCTGATAGCGCAGAGCATCTCGCTCACTGTCGCAGTAGCCGCAGTCAATGCGACTGCCGTTGTCCATCAAAAAGGCGTTCTCTCCCGCCGAAAAGCGCAGGATCTCGCCATACTCGCCCAAAAGCGGCGCGATGTGATTGGCCTTGAGCTCGGTCAGCGTGCGTCGCACCAGGAGGCATCGAATACCGGGATAGCAAAGACACAGCCCGATCAGCTTGCGCCGAAGCGCCCAGGATTTACCTCCGCCCCGCGCGCCGCCGTAAGCGGTATAGCGCGCCCTGGAAGCAAAAAATTCCGCCTGCCTCTCGTTAGGCACACCGCCAATGCGTACCACCTGCCTCATTTGCCGTCCTCCCCGATGTCGTGCTCAAACACGATGCTGACCTCCTTGTCTCCCGACTCACGCGGGAGCGGTCGAGGCACCTCGTACCCCAGTCGCCGTCGAAAGTAATTCATGGCGAGCAGGGCCGACTTGCCCGGAATTTTCTGCGCGTTCAGTGCGCCGTCCTCCAGCACGGCCAGCACCGCATCATACACCGCCGGGTATTTTTCACCCAGTCGTTGCAATTCGCCAAGACCGACGCCCATGACCCGTCCAAGCCCCGCCAGATTGGGAAATTGTGCCCGCTCCCCCTCTGCCGGTCCCTCCAGACAGTCATTGACGTATTTCTCGGCCTGCCCGATGATGTTGCCTGTCCGAAACATACCTTCAATACGGGCAAGATGCTTGCGCCCGCACTTGCGCTCCGTTTTGCTTTGCTCCGTCATTCCATCACAGTTCCCTCCTTTCTTTCCTGTACGCCGGCATCATACCACAAAGGCCTGTGCCAAACAGTGTCCTTTGGCGTCAGCGTGTGCCAAGCATAAAAAAAGAACACCACCCGACCGATATCGGCCGGATGGTGTTCCGTCTATTCTGTTGTTATGCCCAGCTCATGGTGGTAGGCTTGCTCTCCTCGATAATGACACCCTTCAGGAAATCGACCGCCTTACGCAGGCCCTCGTCGATGGTCATCAGGCTGTCCTCATGCTCGATGGACAGCACGCGGTCATAGCCGCAAAGACGCAGATTGGAGACCAGATCGCGCCAGTAGGTCTCGCCGTTACCGTAGCCAACCGTGCGGAAGACCCAGGAGCGGTGCAGCTCGTCGCCGTAGTGCTTGGTGTCCAGCACGCCGTTCTTGGCCGTGTTGTAGGCATCCACCTTGGTATCCTTGGCGTGCACGTGGTAAATAGCCCCTGCCAGCTCACGAATCGCCGCCACGGGGTCCATACCCTGCCAGATCAGGTGAGAGGGGTCGAAGTTCGCGCCGATCGCCGGTCCTACTGCCGCGCGCAGGCGAAGCAGTGTTTCGGGATTGTAAACGCAAAAGCCGGGATGCATCTCAAAGGCGATGTGAGGCACGTTGTGAGAAACGGCAAAGGCCGCTGCCTCCTTCCAGTACGGAATGACCTTTTCGTTCCACTGCCAGTCCAGGATCTCAAGGAAATCTCCCGGCCAGGGGCAGGTCACCCAGTTGGGATACTTGGCTCCCTCATGGTCACCGGGGCAGCCCGAGAAGGTGATGACGGTATCTACTCCCATCTTCTCAGCCAATAGAACGGCGTTACGGAAATCCTTGTCAAATTGTGCGGCAATCTCGGCATTGGGATGCAGAGCGTTGCCGTGCGCGGCCAGCGCGCAGACGGTGACGTCATACTTGTTCAGCGTTGCCATAAAGGCCTCGTACTTGGCCTCGTCTGACAACAACTCCTCCGGATTGCAGTGTGCCTTTCCGGGATAACCGCCCGCGCCCAGCTCCACGGTGTGGACACCAAGACCGGTGAGAATGGCCAGCGTTTCGTCCAGCGACTTATCGCCATAAAGATTGGCAAGAACACTCAATTTCATTATGTTACCTCCGGGGATCAGTTAAAGTAATAGATCTCGCCCGTCTTCGCCGAGGTGTAGATGCCCTCCAGAATGCGGGTGATGGTGTAAGCCTGCTCGGGGGTGACGCAGGGCTCCTTGTCGTTGATCACGGCGTCGATCCACTGACGCGCCTCA